TGGTATTTCTTTTAATGCTTCGGTACAATTACCACATAAAATTTTATCCTTTATCATCAATCACCTCAAATTTTACACTATTTGGGTCGCAAACAATCTTATGTCCGTCATCAGCAGCGAGAAGAATGTATCCTCGCTCCGAGCCAGTGTACCGACCGACCAAAACCAGCCCGTCAGACCAAGTGGCACGCACTAAATCACCCAGTTTCATTGCGTATCGACCTCGCAAGTTACCTGAGCATGTTCCATGTTCTCGTCTTTGACCACATAAATCTTCTTACCGACCTCAATTTTGCATGGAATCGCTGAGTTTTGCATCACAGCCATAGCTGGTCCACCATTGACAGCAGGGTTCGTGTTGAACTCTACCGTTGAAAGAACATCATCGTGTGATACGATGACACCAACCAGAACAAAAGATTTAAGAATCATTTTACCCCTCCCTTCGATATAACTTTTAAATGTGGATAAGAATAGTCTTCTCTCAAGTCCCATCCAATCCATTCAACCTCGACCACGCGGACATCCACACCGCTGTCGGTTGTCACCAGCCGAGGCTCAGACAGAACCACGCCCACTTGGTCTTCTTTCCCACGCAAGTTGCCCGTCACTAAATCACCGACCTTCACTTGTCACCTCGCTTATCACTTCCAAATCTTCAACATATTCTTCAAGTATGGGCCCACAATCGTTCCACGACACGGCAACGTGTCTTGGACCCGACTCCAAGATTTTAACCACGATGCCAATTGGCAACGTGCCGACTGAATCCTTTACCCCCACCAAGTCACCGACCTTCACTTATCAACTCCAAATTATGCCTGAGAATGTTTCCCACTCCACCGTGGTTCCATAGAACCTTTGCACAACTATAAAACTCGCCGTCTTCTTCGCCATCTACGATGTGCCACTTAATAAATATGGCTGTTGGCGATGGCGCAGATTGCTCGGGCACATATTCGGGATACTCGTCATCATAATCGAATCTATAATACGAGCCGACAGTATACAGTCGCTTCAGGGACATGTCCCTGACTAAATCACCTGCCTTGACTAAATCATATGCTTTCACTGATTATTAACCTCCCGCTGTTACCCAGCTTTTCTTTCGCGTGCAATCCGAACGCTGCGACAGCATTCTCTACCACAGTTTTCATGGTTGCCGACTTACCCGTAATGACGATGAAGGGCAGGTCGCCTGCAACGCAAAGCTTTTCCAACACTGCATATACATCTCTGTGCCTGACACCATGCAGGTCAACCTCTTTCACGCTATTGCCCACAATGTAATAGTGAGTGCCGATGCAAAAATTGCACCCACAAGCCCTACAACCATAATTACTGTTTTCATTTCCACTTATTAATGTCCTTCCATTTCCCAAATCATCACACGACGAGTCGGCACCCACTTGCGCTCGCCATCAATGTCGAGAACCGAAACGTGGTTCGCACTGGGTGGGTAAGGTTGACCAAAGGAATCAAACTCACAAACCAGCAGCGGAGTCCGCTCGCGGAACCGCTCTACCATCCAACGGGCATCACCCGTAGAAGTATTCTTAATTCTAACCAAATCACCGACTTTCATTTATTACCTCAAGGGTTGCAAACACTTCCAATTGAAGTCCTCGGATATCTGACCATAGAATCAGCAGTCTTCCCATCCGGTACGGTTCCACCCCGCCGTGGCTACACAGCAATGTATGGTCTTCAATCACCACGCCACCCACCTTTTGAATCGGTGTACGCTTGTCTGGTGTTGTGCTACCAAATCTTACCAAATCACCGACCTTCACTGAGAACCTCCAGCAACGATTCGGCAATATCGTATGTCGCTCCAACCTTCGGGTAATAAACTGTCACACAAGGGTGGCTTGGCTCGCCCGCCATTTGTTTTGTCATGACAACACCGTGCCCCAACAACTCACGCTGGTTAATCGCCGCCCTTGCTTTCCAATCAGGAACGTGCAGAATTCTTCTTATGACTAAATCACCGACTTGCACTAATCACCTCAACTTTACCGTTCTCAAAGTCCGAACAGTCCAGTCGCCACTGCCCTGTGTCAAACTGCACAGCCCAGCTATTGCGCGGGGCTGGACCAAGAACCAAGCCGATACGGTTTGAGCCTGTGTCGCAGAAAAAGCAAGCACAAGCGCCAAAAAACCCCCGCCAATTTGAAGCTTCACACTCTTTTACTTTTACTAGATTACCGATTTCGATTTGCATAATTAAATTCTCCTAAAAATGGCTCCGACAGTAGGGCTTGAACCTACGACCCGATGATTAACAGTCATCTGCTCTACCAACTGAGCTATGTCGGAATGGCAAGAAGGGGGTGGAATCGAACCACCGTCTGAACTGCAACCATCGCTAAACGGTCTTGCGCTCTCTGGGCATAGCAGCAGTCGCTCCAGCGACTGAATAATTTAACCACACAGCTAAACTACCAATTTTCAACCTTTGATATTGTGGTGTGTGCCACTCACAAAGCCCTTCCAAAAAGATGTTGAGGGTTCCCAACTTCCCTCAACTGAGTACAGCCTAACAGGTCATTACTTCGACCACGCTTACGCAACCACGTTGTTGCCCGTAGGCAACCCCTCTGGTCTGTACTCCCCACATTTCTCAAAGAACAATGCAGCATCTCTGAGGATGCCCGCCTTCCAGTTTTAAAGGGTGATGGGAACAACGAGGCAGAACCTACTCCACGCTTTCGTCACACGGGGGATGAACCTTCCGGCTTTCGTCACGGGCGGGAACTCACTGCCCCCATCACTTCTATAATATACCATAAGCCTACGGCATTGTCAAGCACTTTTTTAAATAAAATTATAAATTATACGGAATTTTATGTGATTTCTTCTCAAACACCCAGAAATAAGAGTGAAACTTGCGTGCGTGCTTCTGATTACCGTGGTTGTGACCAATCAATCGGCTCTTTGCAGTCAGCACAAACATATCTCTAGGGTAAAATCCTTGTTGAATTGCCTTGTTCATGATAAAACAGTGCGAAAACCAGTTCTTGCCCGATGATACGGTGTCTTGGCACTTGAACACCAGCACCCCGTTCTTCTTCAGCACCCTGCTGAACTCACTCAAGCACTCATCGTACCAATCCCACAGGTCGTTGACATACCTGAAGCCGTGGAACCTCTTGCCCATAACCCCAGTAGGCTTGGGCTTGGTGTACCCAGCAAGGAACGGCGGGTCAAACATGATGCTCCCAACCGATGCGTCATCAAGCGGCAGGTTGTTCGCGTTAGCTTCCACCGTGTCGTCAGTCCTCGGGAACAAGTCGAACTTGCGGCGGGGCTGTTGCACTTCACCAGTTTTATAAAACACACCCTTGCTATACGTCGGGTCCACATCAAAACCATCTGGAACATATAGTTTCTCGATGCTTTTAATTATCTCATATTGGTTGTCGTATACTGTTTTAATAATATCGCCGTTGTTCATCGGTGAGTGTGCCTCGGTGCCTTAACAAATGCCAACTCCCGTGGCTTGAGAAGGTTCTCATCCACATCACCCGACGAAGCATTGGGCGTCATTGCCCGCAAGTTTGCCCTCGTTCGCGCCTCGTAGATAGTGCGAGCGTTATTGTCGCCACACTCCAAGCAAGTGTTATAGCCCAAAGCCTGACGCTTCGGGTTATATTCCTCACCACATTCAATACATTCTGGTGTCATAATGTTTATTCTCCCTTCTTTTTTAGTTAAATTAATTCTTTTCACTCTTCATCACTCTTCCGATGCTCATTCACCCGCTGAACCGCTGTCTGATAATATTCTTCTTCAATTTCCATGCCCACGAAGTTTCTATTCAAGTTGATGCAAGCAATCGCAGTCGTCGCGCTGCCCATTGTATTGTCCAGCACCGTATCACCCTCATCAGTATACGTCTTAATCATATACTCAAACAGGGGCAGGGGCTTGATTGTTGGATGCAGCCTTGATGTGTCGATATTAAACTTTTGCCAGCTTGATGGCACCCTCAGCTTTGAAATGGTGTGGTGCTTCCTCCCGCTAAACTTATTATAATTCTTGGTCTGGGTCTTATGCTCAACAGAATACTTGGCTCGGGCTGCGCCCGCTCCGGTGCGCTCTTGCATCTGCTTGTTGTACGTCCACTTGCCCTTGCTGAAGACGAGAACCTGTTCGTGTTCCTTCATCGGTTCCCTGACCGTGTTGGCAAAGTTACTGCCCCGGTTCTTAATCCATATCCATTCGTGCTTGAAGTATTTCACCTGACTCATGATAAGAGTGCTGGTGAATGGCTGCGATGCCGTGAGGCACACAATCCCGGTTGACTTCAGCACCCTCCAATATTCCTCCCACAGAGGCTCCAAGGGTATAATTGTGTCCCACTTGTTGCGGGTTGTCCCGTATGGCAAATCAGCCAGAACCATGTCGATGCTGCCATCTTCAAGCTGCTTCATCAATTCCAAGCAGTCACCCTTTCTTAAATCTATCTTCAAATTACCCTTCACTTATCACCGTCATTTCATCCTCAAACACCACCATCACCTTGCCATCTAATAGCACATGCCAGATGATACCGCTTGATGCCGCCATACCTTCCTGCAAAACGAGAGCAGTCTTTCCGTGCCAGCTTACCAAGTCACTCACCTTCATGCTGGCTTTTCCCTAACAAGATTTTCGTGTGCAACTCACCGTAATGTTTAAAGCACACAGGCTCATACGCTTCGGCTCCACCAATCTCGATGACCTCGGTGCCACCGCTTGTCCTGCGTGTGTAATATGCGTCAGCATCGCAGTGGGCGCAAACGGCAGGGCATACCTCGATGGACGTGGCAAAGGGCAACAGCCTCGACACTTCCCGAAAGGGGAAAGGCTCGTAAGATAGCTGAAGGGTCGAGACGAGGACAGTCTTGCCTAACGCGAACAACTCCAACAGCGCATTAGCAGAACCGGGTATCATGAATTGCTCATCGACTGCGACTATCTCTGTGTCCTCTGGTAGATACTCAAGGATGGCGAATCCGTCTGGTACTCGGTAAGCTTGCCACTCTGCACCTGAGTGCGTGACAACCATCTCGGTCGAGTAGCGATTATCTATCGACGGCTTGAACAGTGCGACCTTCTTCTTCTGGTAGACGTAACGCTCCAAGGCAGACAGAAGCTTGGTAGTCTTCCCCCCATACATTGGACCGATAAATATTTTTAATTCTGGATTATTAATCTTCCACCACCTTGGGCATAAAACCTGCTGGGCTAAGTATTTCTATTTCATGTGTATCTTCATTCGCTACGCAGCGCATCCCGTCGCATATTACCACCCAAAGCTTTGATGACTCCCAAGGATTCCCTTCCTTACGATAAACCCTTTCGTGTGGCTCCATCGTATGGAAGTGTTCCGCAACAAGAGCAGGCGGCGACCAGTCGTTGCGGGTATTGCTGCCCTTAAAACGGAATCGGATTATGTCACCTACCTTTAATTGCACGGGAAATCAACCCACCTTACCAACTCGTCATGCTTCTCAGGGGCGTTGCCTTGAATTACTTGCGGAAGCACAGCGTATCGGTCGTACAAGTTACCATTAAGCAACGGGTTGCTGTTGATACCTTCCGCGACATCTTGCTGTTTTTCCCGAAACTCTGCCAAGTCACCGCCATTTTGATAAATCTTCTCATCGAAGCCAACCAAAAGCACCTTAGCGTTTGGGTGCGCCTTCTTCTTATTGAGTGCAGAGTGTACACCGTTCTGGCGCACCCACACTTCGGAGCCTGCGAAGTACACAGCCCACTCTTGCCCGCCCTTGTCCTTACAAATCTCACCCGGCTTTGCAATTTGCATTCCCCACGGATTAATAATAGAGAAGGCACCCGCTGCATCTTCCTTGGAAGTATAGTTCGTATACTTCTTAACACCGGAGGGCAACTCGACCATCACCTTGTTTACGATAGCGGTCACCGTCTTATGATGTGGGGCGGGCTTGTTGTGCGCTGTAAGATTCTTTAGCAGAAGCTTCTTCACGCTTTCTTTTGTTACCACATCAAACTTGGAGCCTAGAACCAAATTCTTTTTGATGTCCTTTACCAACACTGCAACATAATCACCATGACTCGCTGGTGTGCAAGAGGCATAGATGTTATCGCACAACATTCCCCAAAGCCTCTGCGATGGCGAATTGTAGTTGGACATGATACACTTGACTGTCTCGTAGCCCAAGGCTTTCAACTCTCGGACACGGTTGTGCCCGTCATCCAAGGTGAACAAGTCGGGACCACCATGAACCGAGATGGGGCACCAATTACCATTGGTCACCTCTAACTCTTGTCTCAACTGAACGTCGGAAGTCTTTGTGGTAAGCCGCCCGTCGTTTCCTTCTTGGCGCTCGGTGTATTCAATCTGGTCAAGATTCAAGTAGAAGCAATTAGTTGCCTCCCACTTGGAGTCTTTTGCAATTGCGAACAGATAATCATCTTTGTTCATGGGTGTGCCCTTTCTGTGTGTGTGATTATGAACCTATTATGGCATACTTTTTATTGTTTGTCAAGAAATTTTTTCGCACGCTTTTTCTGCGACTGGACAATCACGCCCATCGGGTTGCCGCTCTCGCCGTCCAACCAAATCAGATGCTCATCCTTGTTGACTTCTTCGACCTCGGTCAAATGTCCAATGACCTCCTTGGCTTTCTTGAGCGCAGCGGTTTGACTTCGATGCTTGGACACAAGCTCGCCTTTAATGCAGTGACCATCATATTTATAAATTTTCCACATAAGAATTTACTCCTTTTTCCTTTTGTTTGTTTTGACTTCCTCGTTCAAATATCTATTACACTCTGGGCAAATTGCCGGAAGTCGAACAATTATACCCGTTTGACAATGCACGCAAACATACTTCTTTGCCTCTTTGTTATCAAAATCTTTCCACATATCCCGATGTATTGTCATTTAATCTCTCTCTGCTGATATAAGTAGTGCCGATGCGTCTCCGCATTCGTAAGTCGTATCAGGGGGTGCCGCTCTCGCATACTGATGAGCAGCCTCGCTCCAAAGTATTAGCCAATAGTCGTTTGCGCGGAGGGCGTGCGAAGATTCTGGGAACGACTCTGCCTTCCACTCAGAACACCACAAGTTAATGTACCCTTCGCTAAGATTTTCATAGCCAACAGAGTTACAGCCTGCTTCTATCCACTTCCGCATCAACCCATCAAAACAATAAGATGGGAAAGATGGGGCTTGAGAAACTTTGATTGTCCCAGCGCCAGTTTCATAAGTTTCCCAATGAAGCTTGTGCTGGGCACAACCAGTGGCTAAAGCAAGCGCCATTAAACTCTTAATCATCGTGGGTCAACTCGCTCAGAACTGCTGTACACTCGCCGCCTTCAGCAATTTGTTTAGTCAGATTGACAATCTTGCCCGCTTGAAGCGGGGTGGCAGCTACGCCCACAGCATGGGTGAGATAAACCCGCAGGTTTGCCCCTGCCACTCGTTCTTGAGCCTCAAAATGTGCCATCGCAGCATCAATCAGTGCTTCTTTCACAATCAATCACTCCTTATTTCCAAAATACTTGAACCATTAATATTAATACCGACAAGAAAATACATGTAAGAGTCTTGGCGGTGAATGGGGATTCGTGATGAAGCCACCATGTCAGCAGCGGGAATATAAAATATGATGCTGCGAAACCAACGAAGCGCCCTGCCCATAACTCTCCCGTTTCTTGATACATTAGTCGCGTGCCCAGCCAGAAGCACAAACCAATCGGTAGAGCATAAATGCTGACCGACAGCAGCGGCTTGTCTTTCCACCAATCCCAGATAAACTGAGAGTTTAGCTGGAACCAAGCACAAGCATGTCCCGCTGCAAAACAACTAACCGCTCCATAAACATTGTTAGAAATACCAAGCAAACTATACCTGTGTGTGCAATAAAAGTAGTGCAATTGAAATTGCTAAGAAAGACATAATGGAACCCCATGGAATCATTTAAAAGCTGCGGAACTCCTTGCCGCGCCGCTTTACCTCAAACATACGGTCAGCGAAGACCTTGGCAAAGCGAAGCCCTTCCCAGTCCTCCTTCTGTCGATAGGCATCCTTGCCCTCGTTCTCACAAAGAAGCGGGTCGTTAAGACCCTGCGCCTGAGCGACCTCGGCAGCGAACTGTCGAACCGCTTTGATAAACTCAATCTTGCCAAAGGATATTTTGTCATATCCTGACACGCGGCGGTTCGTATATTCCAGAGCAAGATGGTCTATCGTCTTGATAGTGTTCTCCATGCCCTTGGGGTCTTCAGTGTCAAAACAAATGACCATCTTCATAATTTTATCCTTGGTAAAAGAAAGGGTGCCCTCCCCCCGAAAGGGGAGGGCGTGTTGGTGGGTTCTACTTTACAGCAATGGTGCGACCCTCAGAAGCCTTCGCATGTGTCCGAGGCACCGTAATGGTAAGAATACCATTGTCGGACATAGCGGCAATTCCCTCAACATCAATACCTTCAGGAAGTGTCCATGACTTCGTGAATGATGTGGAGAAGACAGCGGAATTATAATCGTCGCCAGATGCTTCATACCCAACAATCAAAGTGTTGTCACCCACAGTAACATCAACCGCATCCTTCGGAACACCGGGAAGGGCGATGCTAATCCGATGTTCAACATCATCGGTGGCAACATATGATTGTGGACCAACACTTGTGCCACGCTGAGGTGACACATAGAATCCATCGTTAAAAATATCTCCAAACGCTCGGTCAAATTGATTAATCAAATTGGCTGAACCAGTGAATGTCGCTGGGGTATGGCGACGGTTAGTGTGACCCCAAGGTGTTAGAAAACTCATTTATATCTCCTTATGCTGAGTTCATGTTAAGTATTGTATCATAGAAATTTTAGCCTGTTAAGGCTTTATGTGAATAAACTTACGAAGTGTCCAATCTATCTCCCTTCCTATCAAAATCGGGTATATAAAATATAAGCACCCGTTTTGAATCGTCAAGTAATTTTTAAAACTTTGCTCCCTTAATGTGAGGGCATGTCTTACGAAATTTAAAACCCTTGCAGCTACAATATCTCACCCCATTCGGATAGAGTTTTACAATGTGGTCACCAGTGCTGCCGGTGACAGTGGCAGTGCGGATAGCCGCTCTGTTGCGAACCGCTGCATTGCCGCAAGGCACGCAGCCCTCGGTGATACCATGCTCCGTGGTCGTATAGCAGCGAGAGCAATAGCGATAATGCCAGCCCTCATCATTGTCAACCCATTGACCACCGCGTTTCCATTTAGCTAATTCCATAAACAAACTCCTATCTTTTTTTTCTTACACTATAATGTAACATGAAATGTGGAGCCTGTCAAGGACTTTCTTCATTTTTTTTTACTTTTGCAATCTTTATCAAACAATCTGCTGGCTCATGTGTCGTTGTGTTGTTCGGCGACCACAAGACCGAGACTCTATCAACCTTATCGCCCTCAGTCAAGCGTGAAGACAGCCCAGCCCCCTCATCATCCCAAGGTGCATAGATTGCCTCCGACCCTTGCGGACGATAATAACGATTGGTCACACTAGTGACCAGCCCTACTCGCTCGGTGTATTCAACATGAGTAGTATAGAGGACAGACTCTGGGTCAAGCGTCACTAAGTCACCCACATTAATCTTCGATTTCTTGATTGATGAGGACATTGCACTCTCTTACTTGCAGCTTCAGCCGCTCGTTCTCCTGTTTTGTATTAATATAATCTTGCCACAGCAGCGGGCAACCCCCTTGGGCGTCTTCGGCACAAATCTCTGCGAGCCTTTGATTGTCGTGGTTGAGCAGCCAGCCACTAACGACAAGGTATGCCATGAACCCAGATACAGTTACAAACGCTGTGATGCCCAGAGGCAGAACGATTAGCCATTTAATAAGTTTAGTCATTGTCATTTCTCACGATTAATTCTACACTGCTTGCGTCCGTATCTGTTTCAATCCAGCATCGCGCTCCGCAGCCAAGTGGCTTGTGAGGGCGATAGACCACACGCGCAACTTCAACCCCACCGCCATCACGGATGATGGCTTCATGTGCGTAGTTGTTTTCCTTATACGTCTTGACAGTAAGCACAGGCTCATCTGTGCCCTGCTTGGTGTTTCGCTTCAAGACATGTTGGTTGACGTGTATAATCTTTTTCATTTATAACTCGGCTTTCCCATGCCAAACATAATTCCACGGAAACATCACCATCTTCTTCAGCCGTGTCCAGCGATTTGACCTTGGTTTCATAAGAATCAGCGGGTTTCCTGCACCCGAGTTCTGAAGGTTGTTGCCAAGCTTTAGCACACACTTGCCCTCTTTATGTGCAAACGTGTCTTTAAGCTTCGCGATGAACCTTGAGGGCAGTGCCCTTACTTTATTAATAATCTCTTTCATTGTTGTATCCCCTTTATTTATCTTGTTGGTGTGCAATATAAAACATTGCAAACGCCATGAACAGCACCGCTGTTGATATAATTAGTCCTCCCATGGCAACTTCTCCACTTTATAAATTTTCTGAATTTCCCACTCTGGGTGAACCTCTTTAAGAACCTCTAGAACCCTGTCCATCGTGTAAGCCTTATAGTTGGCGGTGATGTACCGCTTGGTAACAGTGGGTGGCGTTTGGTCTGGTGCGCTGCCTCTAACGCAATATTCAACTACCCATGGGCCCGAGAAAATATCACTGCCCATCTTCAACCTCGGCTGGGTTGGCGGGTCGGTTAATCTTTGACAACAGCCTCAACTCGTCACCATAAAACCATCTGCTCATCATATAATCATCTTCCTCTGCGTTTAGCCACATTATTCGATAGGTCATAAGCGTGTTAGCCTCGTAATATCCAGTAAAATCGTTTTCCTTTGCATCCATAATAATCCCTATTGCTGGAGTTCTATTCTTTGCTCGTTCATAATATTCATCCCAGTATTCGTCAGGGGCGTAGTAAGGTGATAAAGCATATCCAAAACCATAGTGATTGTCAGCGAAGTACCAATGGTTAACTTTTTTTTCTGCAACCAAATCACCTATCGAAAACTTCACTGAAATTCCTCCCCATGCATCGAAAAGAAAATACTGGCAAGGGAGCGGTGGAATCATTCCTCGCAGCGGATTCCAAGCCAGCCACACCTGATATTTATCCTACTCGTTTGTGACCGTAAGTAGTCGATGGGCACCAACCATTCTCTTACCGAGAACACCTTGCTGGCATCATACCCCACCATTTTACCCTTATATTAGTTGTCCGCTCCCTTGCCAGTTATCAAGACACGTCAGTCATAACTAGTCAGCATCTGACTCCCCCTCGCCCTTTTCGGGCTTATTGTCCTTTAATTTTTCCATTACACTCTCTAGAGCATCGTGCAACGTAGAAAAGCCCGTGCCCTCCAGAGCCAGCGCCAGTGCGGGGTTTGGCTCCACATCTGGCATCGCAGGCTGCTCAGTCTTCTTTGTTTTCTTCGTCACTTTGTTGTGCCTCCATTTCAAATGCCATTTGTTGAGCCTTAGCGAAAGCCTCAAAGTTTGTTTGACGGGCGACGAACTCCCTATATTCATTCTGACTCAGATATTGGGCGTAAAAACCTCGGCGGCGTCCACCAAGATTGTCCATCAATCCAACCAGTTGCTTATTGTTAGTCACATCATCAGTCCTGTGAATGTCCCAGTGCCTGTCGATTTCATCCAGCCCTGCTCGCATAATGGTTTGCTGTCGCTGAATCTCCAAAAGAAGTTCTTCAACAACGTCAACGGCAAACTCCATTGGCTTCTCGTTTGACCACAGATGCTTCTTGAAACTCTCAAGCTGCTCATGGATTGTTTTCTTTTCTTGCTCACTCATTGACTGACCCTCACTTTATTAATTTTATGACCTCGCTTCGTCTTCTCCAAGCTTCCAAAGAAGCTGTATGCCTTCTTCTGTTCGATGGCTTCATACAGTGCCTTCTTTGGATACCTTGTGCCGTAATAGTTTTTACCGCCCGGTAGCCAGTCGGACTTCTCCAAGTGCGCGAGAGCGAGAAAGCAATTGTCCTTTGTGTCCTTGTCCCACGAAATCAGCAGGTAATCTGCTGGACGCTTAGAGAACGTCCCTCCAGTCCAAGCATCACCGCAAGTTACTTTAACCTCCAGCGGATATCCTGCGTCAACAAAAAACAAATCTGGGTCGTTGTCGCTGGTAGGATTAACGGCAGCTTCGCCGTACTCGCTGTAAACATCTGCGGCGACCTTCTCAAAGATTTTACTCAGCAACTCAGACTGGTTTTTACTCCCGAACATTTCATCAAACTCAAGACCCGCAGCCTCACACGACTCCTGAAGTGCGCGGAACTTCGCAAAGGAATCTTCAACAATCTGGTGAACCAGCGAGTGCTGTGTGATGCCCATAAAATAATTATAACTATTCTTCATTTGATGCCTCTCCGTTGTCCCAAATGTCAACGCCTTGTTGGTCGCTGCGCTCATGTACTCTCCAACTATCTTTTACAGCATCGCCCAAGAAATTCTTGAACCAAGTGCTGAACTTTTCCTCATCCCACTCGTTAAGACCGTGCGCCTCAACGAACCACTTTTCAAACTCTGGCTGAACCTCCACCGTCATGCCGAGTGGATTTCCATCCTCGGCTGGTGCAATCTTCAGCAACTCAAAAGGTACTCTTTTCTTTTCCATCAAAACGCTCCCATAAATTTTGCCCAATATTTGTCATCAGTGATAAGTTCTGCGGCAAGACCATAATGCTCGACGCTCTCAATAAAGTTTTCCGCGCCTGCTCTTGTAAGAAAGTTTTTAATTGAATATGACTTCTCGTCATACAACACCTTCACCATCGTCTTATGTACTTCACCGGGATGTCGGATGCCTGTCCCATGCTTCATGTGCCACTGGTCAAGCAACTCATCGCTTAGGCGTGCGGGTGCGCCTTGCGGTCGATAATACGCCTTTGAAGCCTGTGCCCAGCGTTCTTCTTCTTGTTTGTAGAAATGCTCGGCAAGGTCTTTCTTTTCTTCTTTCGTGAGGTTGAACTCTTTCCTCTTTGTCACCCCGACTCCTTCGTTGTAAGTGATGCATATCGCCCTGACTTCAACAGCCTTTGCATTGCCACACGCGCCACATTATAATCACTGTACACTGAATATAGAATAGGCTTGCCCTTGTGGATGCCCAGCGTGCCTTCAATCCAGACTTCATAGTTTTTGACTTTTTTAATTTCCATAACCATAATATAACATAAAACGAAAGCCCCGTCAAGGACTTTTTAAAAGAATATCTAAATTTAATTAGTTTGCAAATGAACGAACGACCACCAGCGAATCTTTAATCCTGTGCGGCAGTCCCGTAATCATAAAATAGTGGCGGTGGAGGTGGGAGTCATCGAAGTCACCGAAACCCGGTTCCTCAACCAGCTTATAAACCAGCCCAGTAATGCCAGTCAGTTGCCCCATGGGGTTCATCACTTCTACAAGGTCACCAACTCTCGCGTGACTTCCGTGATTATTTCTTTCCATGTATCTTACCCACAACAATAAAATTATCCAGAGCGAATGAGGAAGTTTTTGTCCACCGACCGCCATGCTCAACGGGCTTCAACCACTCAACACGAACGTATGCTATTCCTCGGTCGTTAACGCGGTGGTTTGTGCATAGCCCAACTGCGCCACCGAAGACTTCGTAAACGGGCGCAGTTGGGTGATATAACTCACGTTTCGCGCAATCAAATCGCAAGAGAGAACCAATCAACGCTGCTCCCACAGTTTCCAGCCTGCACGGGACAGCGCGTCACCAGTTTGACCTTTCTGCTTTTTATGAGAAGCGAACACCTCTGTGCCGTCTGGCATCCTCAAGAGATACTGTGACCCTCGGATGTGTTCAACAACAAGGGCACCCTGAAAGCCATCTTGACTCAGCAGTTTACCACAGATTGCTCGACGCTCCCTAGCGAACTGCGCTCGTTGCTCTGCTGTTAGCCGCTGCCGACCTTCAGCAGCCGAAATATGCCTGCGGTTTCTACGTTTTCTCTCAGCCATCATAAACTCCTTATGCCGCAGCAGCGACCAATTGAATGTCCCGCTCGGGATATCCGTAGTTGTAACGTGGTGGGTATTCTTCGCCCAGCCATTGAATCTTGACGCTGCTACTGGAAGCCTCCATCACAAGCCCAGTCTTCCCAGCATAGCCTTGTCGAATCGCCCGCTTGTTTTCCTTGCCTCGGACAAGGGCACCAACAGCAAACTTTGGTGCTGGTGGCTTAAAGGCATGAATGAACTGGGTGCAATTGGAGCGGAAAGAACCGGCAAAGTAATCCGTCATCATGTCAGAGTGGTCATTCTCACGACGAATGTGCCAGTTATGAGCGTAGGCTTCGTCCTTCGGCCCATAGTTACCATCGGCATCTTCACCGTAGGCTTGCTGCGTCAGGAAAGACCCAACGTAGTTTCCGTAAGTGAAGTAATACTTCGCATGATATTTGGTGTCGTTGTGACCTCCCCTTGTGACTTTGACGCCAAGGGCTTTCTCAATTTTTTTGATTGCTTTTGAAACTTCCATTTTTTACTCCTTGTAGGTTTCTCTCTCACCCTACATATACATTATGCCATAGATTCTAACGAATGTCAAGGCCAAAGCGGACAAATTATGTCCGACTTCAAACTTTTTTAAAGCAGCATGGCTGCATCGTCAGCATCGCCCTGCATATACAGGACACGCCACAACACCGCTGGTTCCTCACCAACTGGGCTATATTCTTTCCTGAGAATCATATCGTCGGCACGGTTGTTCCGTTCCCACTGTCCGAACTCATTTGCGTTCATGGGTCGCGGGCATTCAAGCACGACCTCAACCAATTCCAAGCCCATGGGCATTCTCCTTGCTTCATGTGAAAGGCAAAGCCCCCCTCACATTGTTAATATACCATTATAGGGGGTGGTTGTCAAGTAAATTATGGATTTTTTTTAATATTTTCTTTTTTAATTAGCACGAACGGCAGATGAACCTGCGGATTTACTCTCGCCTGATTCCAAAGCAGCGTTGCTGGTGGCACCAGTGGCGGTAGTGCAGCGCCAACGTCCTCGCCTTCTGGAACCGGCTCCCTTAGACGAATCATGAGAAGTTCAGTCGATACGATACTCTCCTGCTGGTTTAGAACCAAGTCGGGTGGGGCTGTCTGTGTTGTGTGTGTCGGCTTGTCACTTGCTGCTGCCGTAGTAGTAATCATCAGGCATAGCAGTGCGGTTGTGGTTTTCATGGCTATTGTTTTTCACTCCTAATTGCTTTATTAACAATTTCAATCTCAGAATCGTACATCCAAATCGGCTTCGACGAAAACGTGTGGTCATCTGCCGAGTGCCACAGAACAAGATAAACGGGCGTCTTTAATAACTGCTTTTCTTCTTCTGATAGGCTTTCTGGTTCAAAGTGTTCCTCGACTGAAGTCATGTAATCATTGAAATTCTCTAGGATAGCAACCGCTAACTCGTATGTATCATCTCTTTTATCAAGTACAATACCAATACCGACAAGCATATGCTCATCATCTTTAAGACGTATGAGGTCACCAATTCCTATTGACATACATAGTACGCTCCTTCTTCTTCTAACTTATAAATAGGAAGAATGAAACGATAATGTCCTCAAAAAACGATAACTGGTTATAAATGTTTAACTTTCATCAGGCTGAGGTGGAGTCCACATGGACTGGACTTCCTCGTCAGGACTGCGTGGAAACGTAGCAATCTCGACGCCACCGAACCCGCCATCTTTTAACTTCCGCACATTTGGAAGCGAATCGCCAGCAAATATCATTCTCTTTACAAACTGAAATGGGATGTTTGTACCCAACTTATCAACCATATCATGCACACCATGCCCAGACGTATAAGCAGAATCGGTCATACCGATACGGACACCAGTTTCACCGTTGGGGTTTAAGGTGTACTGACCCGAGCCTGCAAGCCCCTCGCCATCCAACTCCAAAACTACATCGCCATGCCTTTGTGCATCGTTCATGTCTAACGAGCAGGGCACGCCAGTGCTATCTTCTTCAAAGTCCACCTCGCTGGGAAGGTTTGTAATGCCGTTGTCCCTGAGACTATCAAGCTGGTCAGAACTAACCGCATGATACATCTGCTGTGGTGTATCTTGCATCGTAGCTGCTGATTGTGAATCTTGTTCTTTTAGGAAAGTCCTAAAGCTTTCCATAATCAATTTCATACCCATGTCTTGTTCCAACTCCTTGTGAACGTGCTAATAATAAATAGTACCAACAATCGTAAATGCTATATCATTGTTTTAGGATGGAATGTCGCCTTGCAGCGGACAGACTGCCCTCGATATTCCATATCCAAACTACCCGTGAACACCTTGTGCATGTGCCCCTTGTCTTCTTTATATTTTGCGAGTGCGACCACCTGACGATTCAAGTAATCCAGCCTTTTCTGATAAGTGTGTATCATGAGATACTGCAAGCCGATGACCAGCGTTAACATAATCCCGACGAATACATCGAAAAACACTATTCCCTCTCTTTCGTGGTATAAATCCCGATGAGGCAGCACCCGGCAGAGCCGAGAGCCAGCAGTGATAAGTCAGCCGATGGCAGGCTGAATCCTATGATGAACACAACCGCATTAACACCGACCGCCATCCACAACATTGAGCGCAGAAACTTATTCATAAATTAATTAGTCACTCATTCCACAAAGCCGCTTGGCTTCATCTGAAATTGTCACCACGTCCTCTTTCTGCCTCTGCTGCTTCTTCTCTTTCTTATCCCGCTGCTGGTGGTGCTGATTTGCTTCGGGGTTTGATTGGCTCGTCTTCGTAAGGGGCTTTATTTTCCTGCCCACCGTCGCCAAGTATCTCGTCTTTATTTCGTTCATGGTCTGTCACCCTTTCTGATTCTTTCTGCCAGTCTCGCTCGCTAATTTCACTCTCGACGCCCAACAAAGAAGTCAGTGCTTCCCAGTGAGCGTCATTGATTCCACTTGGCTTGCCACCGAGGGCAACAAGCGCATTGTGGTATTTATTATATTGTTTGGAGTCAGGACGCAAATCCTGTGAATTGTGATACATGTCCAGCAGCTTCACGGCTACCGCCTCAGAAGACAGCGACATCACATAGTCAGTATACTCCACTCCCTTATCATGCGTCAACTCTTTTACGATAGGAAGTGCTTCGGGGCACACACTTTTTATTAATTCTGCCATCTCTGCTGGGTCATGGTAATCTTCTAATGTATCATGAAGGAGTGCTGCATCGGATATTGCGTCAGAGTATCCGAATTCTTTTGCGTATTCAGATGCGGCTTTGGGGTGAGTTATATATGGTTCACCGCCCCTTCGGGTCTGCCCTTGGTGTGCGAAAGTTGCAAGCTGCTCCACTTCATCCTCGTCACATTCTTCGTCAATATACTTGCGCCATCGCTCCATCAACAGCTTCATCACATTTGCTCCGCTGTATCTTCTTCGCCTGCTTCCGGCAAATCATCAAGTTCTTCTTCATCCAATGCCGGTAAATCATAAGTGCGTGGCACCAGCGGGTCCACCTCTACTTTTTTTTTACAGCCGACTGTCATCCATGCGACAGCAGCCAAAAGCACTACACTAAATAAATAATCTCTTTTTCTCATACCTCAATCAACCTCCCTGCGGCTTTCAAAGCCTTCATAACATCTGCGCTGGGCTTGTAATACATCTTGGATAATGGCGTGTCTGCCCACTTCTCTTTGCCGACCTGAATCGCCTTGCTTTGGTCACAGTCATCCTCGGGCTTGTCTGGTGTCAAATGTGGGAATTGCTTTCTCTTTTTCGGCAAGCCATCCTTCGCCCACATTTGAGTATGGTCAATGTCCATCTGCTTTGTATCCACATCACCACGCTTCTCGTACTTTGCCCAGACCGCTTGTGCCTCGTCGGAAACAATTGCACGGTCAGCAGTCAAGCCACCGCCACGTTGCGATGCCCACTCAAGCGCGACCTCGTATAACAGCGGACCCCAGCCATCCGCAGCATTTGTAGCCATGATGATATGCCCATCGTAACACTCGCCGTCGCCCTGTGGCTCCGATTTATAAATTTCAACCTGACCGTAAATCTCATACTTCTCTGGGTTTATGTAATAATCGTCCTCATCTTGACCTTGGGCATCCAACTTGGCTGGTGTCATGTCACCGGGGAACGCCATATCCATAAACTGTGGATGCTCTGCTTCTGGGTCAGTAATAAAAACATATCTGAAAGCCTTGCCGAAGCCGTCGCTTGTAATCGCAACACCAATTTCAGGAAACCGAAGAAGTGCATCCAACTGCTTTTTGATGCGCGGGTCGATGCCCTCGTTGATAGCAACATACCTTCGCCAATGTTCCATCAGTTGTTTCATCGTGATTGGTCCTGAATCTGTGTATAAAGTTTTTTCCAAAACTTCTGAAGCTCTTTCGGCTGGTCACTTAGCGCGTCAACATAGTCAGCTACCACGCCTCCAACGTCTGGGTTCTTTCGACTAATTATATCAAGAGCTTCTTCAGCGGAATATTTATCTAATAATTCTTCAGCGGCTTCGTGGGCAAACGCATCGACCTCGATGTGTCGGCTCAAGTACCCACCGCGTGTTCCGCTCTTATCCATCTGTTTTGGGTCATCTAACAATTCTTCCCACGCATCTTCATCAGAGATACCCTTGCTTGCCGACTGCTTCTTCAACTGGTTATAGTGTACCAATTCATGATTGAGCGTCAGAGAGATTTTCTTTACCAACTCGTCTGAGTTTAAATCTTCCATGTTAAAATCTTCTGAGATGGGGCGCAACTCAATCCAAATAACATGCAGCCCGTCTTGCGGTCCACGATACTGTCCCTGCATCATCCAGTTGTTGGGGTATCCTCCAAACTGGTCTTCGGGCGCAAGTTCGTAGCCTTCTTCGGCGGTCACTGTAATGACAAAGTTTAAATCTGTGCCGAGTTCCTCAGCCTTGGCATTAAGTGCAGACATAAGGGCTTCACTGGCAGGGGAACCCAAGTTGGTTGTACCACCAACTTCGTCTACATCGTCTTCAGTATGCGGCTGAGTCCAAAAGTTTGAGTCAGCGATAGCCTGCCTAAAACCTGTCTTTTGGTCTTCAGGTACAGCCGTAGCTTCAACTATATACTTCCTCCAACTTTCCATTATCAGCCGCATACTTCAGTATCTCCTTACAGCAGGCAGCTTCCAATAGCCAAGCCAGCAGCGAATGCGCTGCCAATCAACAAGTAATCTGTTCGGGCACCCTGCCCCTTCGCTAGTTTTAGCAACAGCGTTGCTGTATCCTTAATGTCTTTACATAAATCTTTCATGGTTATTTACCTCCTTCGTCCCTTTCCATGTCAAGGGTTTTCTTAGACTTTTTCTCATCTGGCAAGTGGTTCGCTGATTCCATTATATTAAATAGTTTGGGAAGATTCTTTTATTTATTTGTTCCCGCAGGTTTGGCGATGTTCATAACAAATCCTGTCTTACCAACAAGTATAGTGTGGTCGTTGTTCTCATCTTTACCGAAGGCTCCTACTTCATAATCTTCGCCCGTTGTCCTGATTTCGTAGGTCTTTCTCTCGGCAGAGCCGTCAATAACCACTAACTTGGTTTGTGAGCCCTTGGCTGTCCCTCTGTCAGTTAGTGCCCCGATGACACGATAAACAGGCTTGCGGCTGCCGATAGTAAAAGTGTCGCCTCTATCTAAGCCAACCAAATCGTCATAGTGAGAAGAGCGTCCTTCTGATTCCCCACGCTCTTCATCAGAAAACCCGAAAGCATCCCAGTCAAAGTCGTCTGCTTCTTTCATAAACTTCCGCCAATTCTCCATTAAAAGTTTCACTTGTTATCTCCCCTACAAGCAAGACCCCAAGGCTACGCCTGCGGCAAAGCACGCACCGACGACCATGTAATCCTGCATGTGTGCTTTGCACATCACCAACTGCTTCACGGTCAGGCAAGCACTAAGCGTGGACTCCTTGACCTCGCTCAAAATATTTTTAATTTTACTAATCATTTGATTTATCTCCTTTATCCCTTTCCATGTCAAGAGTCTTCTTAGACTTTTTCTCATCTGGAAGGTGCTTCTCGATTCTGAATTTTAAAATTGGTTTGCCATTAACGGTTGGCTGTCCAAGTTCATCGGTGCCAATCTCTTTGACTTCCATGCGCTTGTTTTTATATTTACCGCCAAGAATAACGTCTCCGACTTCAATGTCAAGAGAGATGGCTTCGTTCACTGGTTCAGGTTCCTCGCCCAAGCCAAGCTGCTGGATGGCTAAGTCAACGATACTATGTACCTGCTTCTGAATCCTTGTTCTGTCCGTAGGCTCGCCAGCGTTCATGCCCATCGTCTGCATCTGCCCCATCACAAAATCAATAACAGCATCTTGGAACTGTTGCTCGTTGGGGTTGCCGCGCTCGTTGAGATGCTTTCGCCAATTTTCCATTAGCTGTTTCACTATGCAATCCTCTTATCGACAACCTTAATTGCAGCAGGCTGAACAACACCATGATACTCAACTGTGTCGCCCTCATTGTCTGCCACGTTGCTGTCCAACTTGAATAACTCTGGGTTCAATTGTGTGGTGTCTATTTCCATGATGACAATCTCTAGTCCATCTTCACCCTCAAACTTATCCCACGCATCGTCAGATGTTTCGGCATAAGAAAATGCCACTTCGGGGTCAAGCGCAAGATAGACAACACCACGAGCAGAGTCTTCCCAATATGTTTCTCTGTCGCCACCAAGACCATCTTTCTGAATAGATGGGATTAGCGGTCCATAGCTTGCGTGATAAAGGACGGGAGGAACTTCATAGTTCTCTTTGAGGTATCGTCGCCAATTTTCCATTAACTGTTTCATTTCTTTCTATTCTCCCGCAGTTTACGCACGACAGCTTTCCTGATACGCTCTCTCAAATCTTGGTCTGATTGGTGACGCCACTCGTAATGCTCATCAGCCTCGGCATCGTATGGCTGGGGTTCTTCTTGGTCGGACATCATGTCACCGATGACACCCTCAATATCTTCTAAGCCAACTCCGTACTGCTGCATAATTTCCGACAAGGCATCTTGGATTTGAATGTGAAGGTCACCCATGCGACTTTCATGAATCTTATTTCTTTTCTTGCTTTCGCTGTAATACGACTCAAAATCATACTCGCCATCATCTTCATACTCGTCTTCGGCTTCAGGCATTTGCTCAAGCTCCATGTTATTCATCTTACCCCAAGCTTGGAGAATCTTTTGATTGTCTGCACCATAGTAATCTTCAAAGACGCTGCTGTCCCACTTCTGCATTCCACCTTGATTTTTGTTTGGGTCTGCGTTGACAGCCATCATTCTATCAATTTGTTCTTCGGGTGCCCAGCCTCCGACCCCAGCATCAGCCAAGTCGAGAACCATCATTCCTAGAGTCTGCTCTGTCTCTTCGCCATTCTCATCGAAGAATTCATACACATCCCCATAGCCAGTGTTGGATACAGAATACTGAAGCTTGCCTTCGGTGAGCCTCCATCTGTCCCAGCCCTCATTCAGCTTTTTAAAATCTTTAAGTTTCATTTTGTAGTTTCTCCTTCCTATAAAGCGTCGGGCCCAAGCCCTAATATAACACCAGCGACAGCCAAAGCTTCGTCAGCAATTTTAAAAATCTCTCTGGGTCGCTTCGTTTCGCCAAAGCCTGTTTCCAGATAATGATGAATTTCATTTTCAAGGGCTGCACCACTGTGGGCACCAGCATCAGGAATTGTCTCTAGAGCCGCCTGTGCCGCTTCAACCGCTTCTTCTGAATATTGAGCGAGCAGGTCGGAGTCCGCACCAGCTTCACCTTCCGGCGCAACCCTTTGTGAATCTGCGAACTTCTTGTCTGCGAGGGTTTCATATTCATCGCTATACCAATCACCCTCCGAACCCCCGTCAGTGGAGCCTCCAGACTCCATCATTGGCGGTGCGCCAACGGGGTCAACCGGGTCAACTGCGGTGCCAAGCAAGCCCTTGCTAAGAAGCAAGTCAACAACTCCCTGAGCCATGGCGGGGTCAAGCCCGATAGCGCCCAACTCGGCAGCTAATGCCATCGGGTCTGCATCGTCGGACGGGATTGGCACTGCACTGGGCATGGGTGGTTCCGGTGGCATCTCGCCACACTCTTTAACGGGGTTTTGTACACTTTCTTTTAAAAATGTCTTCCACTTTCCTCTGTTATAAAATTTACTCATTTGTTTCTTCCTCTGCCTCATCATCATTCTGTCCAAATGTCTGCTGCTCGCCATCTTGATATGTGATGATGGTCTTGTTCGCAGGATGTGGACCGATGTGGACTCTAATAAAATCGTTCATGCTATCGAAAATAGCAATGCCGCCTCTGGGCGGCGGGTAAAGCCAGTGTACAATACACTGCCCTGTTGCAAGCACAACGCCCTCTATGACAACACCAGTGCCTGACACACCAGTTTCGTCCGCACGGCGGGCTACCGTGAATGTTTTGATACCGCGTGCTGCCAGCTTGGGTGGAGCGGACGGCAACAGTTCATTGTCTGAAATCTCAAGCCCCAATATGGACTCGCCATTATTATCCTCACTCATTGAATCACCCCCTAATATTTGCAAGTGTCTTCCATCTGCTCAAGATGCCCTCGTTAAGCTTTTCTTCAAGCCCTTCTTCTTCGCCGCCCTCGGCAGGTTCCTCTGCCTGAGCCTTCTCTGCTGGTGGTGCTTCTTCTGGTTGTGCCGCTCCTTCTTCTTCTGCTGCTGCCGATTCTTCTTCTGCCGACTCAGCTTCTTCTGCCGCTTCATCTTCAGCTTCAGCCGCTTGGTCTTCGGCTTCTGCCTCGGCTTCTGCCTCGGCTTGTGCAGCTTCGTCTTCAGCCGCTTTCGCTGCTTCTTCTTCCTTCTGCTTTTGAATTTCAAAGTGTGTGTTCAGGCTAGTAAAGAATTCTTCCAACTGGGGGAGGAATTCAACAGCAGCCTCCATCCGCTTCAAGTTGTCAGGACTCAAGTAGTCCTGCAATGTGGTCAACTGCCCAACAGCATCTTCCAGCGCAGCCTGTACCTGCTCTGGGTCCATGTCGGCTCCTTCGTTGAGAACGCGCCTTCGCTTCCCAAGAGAGCGATAGGACTCCTTTAGTGATTTCAAATAATAATAAGTAACACTCGACTTAGTTGGCTTAACGCCATTCTTTTTTAAAGCCTCTGTTACCACGTCAACGATATCTTTTGCCATTGGTAAAAACCTCCATGATTCCTGTGGTCACCTTATAAATAGTTGCTCCACGAACAAAAGTGCGGTTTTCCGAGTAGTACCGAAAAACCTGTGAATTTTATAAAATATAGTGAGATGAAACACTGTCCGTCCTAATTATAAAAGCGAAAAAACTCAACGACCTCGCAAGGCTGGATACGGTAATCCAACCTTTTCGGGGCTATGATGTTCAAACAACTTTTTATAAAACTTAGTTTCTTTCTTGGACTTTCCAAGAATATAAACATACTTGTGCTTGGATGGGGATGGTCTTTGCTGGCACCGCGCCTTGTGAGATGTGCGCTCTTGTTTCAGCCGCTGAGTAACTTGTTCGGGGATTGCTGACCAGTCAACCTTTCTATAGTTCTTCTTTGAGCCGACCATCTTGTACCACTCAGGTTGCCACTCAATGCCCAGCTTCTTGGCATACCTGACAATCTGGCTCCTGTCGCTAAACCCAGACGAACCAAACCAGCCGCGCTTGGGATTAGCAGGGTCTAAAAATTGTTTGCCGGTGCCAAACTTCTGCCCCAAATAAATAAAGTTGCACGCCTGATAAATTGTTCCCAACTCTTTAGCTTCTGGGTCACTGTAAGCAGTGAAGAATCTGAATTCTGTATTCGCCACCATCCAGCGCACGGCACTCATGATTAGCCACGAACCCATGTTCTTTGGCGACCACGATATACTAGCGCCACGGGAGATTAGCTTTTCTTTCCCCTTGTTCTCGCGCCCCAGCAGGTTTGAAAAAGTGTTCGGCGTAGCCATGACAACAACGCCTGCGAGGATTCCGCTGCCCCTTAACCGTGCCGTGAATCTTTGCGTTGCCCAGATGGGCATCTTACCAAGCCATTCGTGTCGCTCAATAAAATCTTTAATCTCTTGGCACACCTCTTTGTTTTCTTTTGGAACAAAGGCGAATTCAAAATCCGATATAGACAGCTTTTGTGCTTCTTCTTCACTCAGCCCAGACTCTTTAAGGTCTAAAGAAAGATTTTGCTGGCGTATTTCATACTGCCAGCAGTGGTTTTCAGCGTAGTTCTCAAACCTCTCATATACATTCATTCAGTGAATCTCAAAAGAAATATTGTGCCTCACCTCAACGCTCTTTTTGAGCGCCCTCATAGTCTCCATCAAGCCGACGAAGCCCATATACTCATCGCCTGATACGCAGATGCCACCGCCTTCGACCCTCTCTCGGTACTGTGGTGGTGGCTCTTGCTTCATCAGGTGTTCAAGCATACCAATGCACGCACGGGAGCCAGAGTATAATTCTGCTATCTCTGGTATTGCAGTGGATTCCCAATGTTCGACATCAGACTCGCCAGCAAAATACTTTAGCAAATGCGAAGAAATGTCCTGAATCTCTTTTAATTCTATCATGGCTATCATCGCTTGATAGCCGGGGAGCAGATAATAAGATGCGTTACTCACTTCATTCACCGTTTGCACCTATAAATCTACACAAATTATCATAGCCTCCAACAAAAGTTTCCTTAATGTCATCCCCGTGGACAGTCACATGCGTGACCATGGGAACCGTCTGCCAATTATTGCGCTCTTTCGCCTCTTGGAGTTCTTGTGTGCCTCGCTCATAGTACATCATATGCACATCCGCGCCGCTTTCCTTCAGCAAGGCGTGAGCCTTGACGCACCACGGGCATCGCTCCCACGCTACGATGCGATAATATTCTGATAACTCAGCCACGAATTACCTCCCTACCATCTACACCCAGCGTGCGCTGTGTTTGCTCAAGACTACCAACAACAGTCAGGTCAATGCCGCTCTGCCCTCTGTCAAGGTAGATACGAGTAAACCTTTGACGGCTGTCAATATCTTCAGGCAATCGACCCTCGGTCAACCGCTGATTCATGTTGATATCTTCCCTCAAACACACAACGTGGTTGGGATTGACCGTCACCTCTCGCAAACTATAAGAATTGCCCTTTGTGTTCTCTGCCTTTTGCGAATAATTCCGCTTAACCTCAATAACTTCAACCAATTTCACTAACATTTGTATGCTCCTTTTGTACTTCATACACATTGTTTGAATTTACATACCACGATGCGCCTTCATAAATGATTTTATATCTCTTGTGACCCTTGCTTCCAACGCCCACCACTAAACAATTGACGGGCTTGGTGGTCACGACATAATCTTTAACATAAGTATCATAGTCGCTGGGGTCAGCACTCTCTTTAATCAATCTTACATTCGCTGGCACATAGACCAGCGTTCCCTTTTCAACCTTCATCGTCAGCCCCTTCTGACCCAATGTCAAGGTCTGGGTCGAAGCCGAGATTCATCGTTCTGCGTAAAGCATCTGTTTCCCGCTTGTGGGCGGTTAGGCTCGCTCGTACCATGTTCATAGTTTCTTCCGATGCTGCGGCTGGCTTGCCCACATCCACATGAACGACCTCTGTTTCAGAGATAACCGGCTCTGGCTCTGGTTCCGCTGTGGTGGCATTAGCCACCTCTTGCTGGACGATAGCTGCCTGCTGGACAGCCCAAGCTTTTAGAAGCCCGCTTACATCCGATAAACGCTCATCAACCTCATACAGCAACTTGCGAACTTCATCAATCTCCACTGCGATATGGTCAGTCCTATCATCAAAGTCAAGCGCAGACGTTCGCAGCATTGCCACCCTAAGACGGTCAGTCACCGTAGACTCAATTAGCTTTTCTAATTCATCTGGCAAGTCATTAAGTTCAACCGAATACTGAATATTTACCCTCATTAATCCTCCATATATACAAGTATACACCCGAAAGTGTACACTTGTTAAGTAAAATAATTATTTTTTAGAAGCGACCCCGCTTGAGGTGTCGCTCTTCACAGAAAATGGGAGTTGGCTCGCCAACGGGGAGAACCATGTAGACCTTGGTGCCACGCGCAGCGTTGGTAACTGGCTTTGCATCGGTCTTCATGATAAAGCCCATCTTGCCCTTGATACCATAGGGAGCGTTAGCCCGAGCCTCCACCTTTGCCCCAACTGGAAACGTAGGAGCCGCGAAGTGAGCAGCAAGCACCTTGATAGTATACTTGTTCTCAGTCAACGCACGGTACTGCCGCTCGGTGGGAACGAAGTCAGCGTTGTTAAGAACCTGCCGAGACAGGTCGCCGTAATAAGGCGGGTTGGCAAGGTAATAGCGAGCGGCAACTTGCATACGCTCAGACATTTCGTCAGTCCAGCAGCCAGCCCACGAAGCCTTTTTATCAATCGCGTCTTGACTGTAGCGTTCTTCAATCTTGCCCAAAATCTCAAGCTGGCGGCTGCTCAACTGTCCACGCTCACGATTCTGCTGAAGGACGGAACCCAAGAAGTTGTGGTCCCATGTATCCTCTTGGGTGCGAGCCATCACGTCCACAATACGCGCCGTTACGCCCGTGTCACTGTTGTCAGGAGCGTCTTCAGCATAGCGAGCCTCAAGACGGTCAACCCAAGTCCTGCGACCAGAGGTGAGGCGTCCTGTGCGCTCATAATAAGCCAGCAGAGATTTAGCGAAGTCGAGGTCGCGTCCCGCAAATTGAATGCGGGGATTAGCAACCAAGGCATTAAGGCGTTCACGAAGATTCTTTTTCATTAGTAACAACTCCCTCTCACATTATAAATATAGCATAGGCAGGTATATTTGTCAAGCACTTTCTCATTAATTCCGGTCAATTTCTGTCCCATCTATCGACAGCCATACGGAGTGAGCGCCACAATCTCTTGGTCGAAGATGCTTCCACGCACATAGTTCAGTGCGGGAGCCTTCCAAGTCGCAGCCTTGAGGATTGCACCATCGGCAGCACGAACGAAACACCACACGCTGGTCTGATTGTCGCGCTTGGCAATCTTAATATATTTTCGACCACCAGCCACGAAAACTTCTGGCGGGGTCAGGTTTGCAAACCTACCTGTATAATGCTCGTTCATCATTGTTTGAAGTTTTGCCACAAAGTTTGGCAGTTCTTCTTGCACCATGGCAGGGCAGCGGGTTGAATCCAGTTCCAGTCTTGGGTCGGCAATAGTCATAACTCTCTCTCCTTTATTACATTAGTAATATAACATAAGGAACGGGGAGTGTCAAGCAAAATCTCATAATTTATTAAAAAAAATTTTAAACACCGGGCACAATAACAGACATGAAAGCTTTTACCATAAGCGCCAAGACGCCCGCGCCGATTGCCCATGTAACCTTGTTGTATAGCTGGACTTGCATCTCTAATTTCAGCAGTCGCTCGTCCTGCTGCCGGTTGCCATCCAGTGTCGCATCCGCTCGGCTTCTCCAATCAGACAACTCTTTAACCCGTGCGATTGTGCCTGACACTGGGTCGTTCAAAGCTATCTCCATTGCGCCAAGGCGAGCGTCAATCCTCTCAATCATGCCCATCAGGTCAGCCCAGCCACCATTTTGTGATGGATGGTGCTTAACCGTTTCCAACTGAGCCTCAATGTTGGTAAGCTGTGCTGCGATGGCTGCTAACTGTTGATTTTCTTCTGACATTTCTTTCCCTCCAAGAAATGAAATTCCCCCCGACGTGAAAATTACATTCTGGAGTAAATAGTTGTAAAGAACCTATTTTGTCTCGACAATTCCATGACTTGTGGTGATTAGTGTGCCCGCTGCGGACACAGCGTTTGTAAGAGCAGATTTAGTTACCTTCACTGGGTCGATGATACCTTCGTCCATCATTGCCACATCATCTTCGCCCGTAAAGAAATTATATCCGCACCCAAAATTCAGAGAATTAATATTATTAATCATGATATCTGGAGACAATCCAGCGTTCAAAGCCATCTGCCTAACGGGTTCGGTGCAGGCATCAAAAACAATCTGGACGCCCACTTGCTCTGCGCTTGTCATCGCAGTGAAGTCCTCTTGACTAACTACCTCGACAGCGTTCAACAGAGCGACACCGCCGCCTGCAATGACACCCTGTTCTTGAGCAGACTTCACAGCCTTGAGCGCATCGTCAGCACGATGCAGTGCCTCCATCATTTCAATCTCTGTGCTTCCACCGACCTTGATAATGCCGATGCCACTAGCAAGTCGGTTGATTCTCCGCTGGATGGAGTCGCACTCCTTCATGTTCTCGGTCTGAAGTATTTCTTCCTTGAGATTATTAATTCTTTCCTCGATTACATCGGGGTCGCCTCGACCGCCGACAAACGTAGACCAGTTCTTCTTAGCCTCGACAGTGTGAGCCTGCCCCAAGTCAGTCAACTTGGTATTCTTTAGAGTTGTGCCGTGGGCTGGACCTATCAGAGTCCCGCCAACGGACATGGCGAGGTCGCTCAAGCAAGCGCGGCGTTCTTCACCGTAGCCCGGTGCCTTCACAGCAGCGACCTTCATGGAGCCTCGCGTGACATTGGTAATCAACGCCGCAAGTGCTTGGTCCTTTACATCTTCAGCCACCACAGTCAAGGCTCTACCCTCTCTGGCAACGAGTTGCAACACGGGAAACAATTCCTCCACCGAAGAAATAACCCCGTCGTATACAAGGACAAGTGCGTTCTCATGACGCACTGTCCACCTACGCCTGTCGGTAACGAAAGTCTTGGACAGGTATCCAGAATCAAACTGGAAGCCCTCAATCAATTCAAGCGTGGTGTTCTGTGAATTAGCTGGTTCAATCTGAATTGCGCCATGCTTTCCCACTTGGTCGATAGCTTGAGCAATCAAACCGCCCAACTTCTTATCGCCATTGGCAGAGATAACTGCGATGTTCTCGACCTGTTCAAAAGATGTGAGAGGCTTTGCCACTTTGGTCAAGGACTCTAGTAGCTGCGTCATGGCAAAATCCATCCCGCGTTTAATCTCAGTAGGAGACACCCCAGCAATCAAGTGCTTGGTCGCACCCTCAACAATGCCTCTCGCAATCATCGTAGACGTGGTAGTGCCATCGCCTGCTTCTTCTGCTGTCACCTGAGATGCTTGCTTGACCACTTGGATGCCCAGATTCTCAAACGGGTCTTCAGCGTCCACGAATGAAGCAACGGTCACGCCGTCCTTCGTAATGACAGGGCGTTCGCCTGCCTTTTGCAGAATCACATTTCGACCCTTTGGTCCAAGGGTCGCCCCCACGTTATCTGCCAACAGGTTAACACCTGTTGCAATCTTTTTAATCAACGATAGATTAGAATCATATACCTTACTCAATTTATCCTCCGAGTGATGTAGATTTATTGTTTATAATATAACACTATTTTTGTGCTTTGTAAAGTTTATTTTTTATTAATATTGCACTTCAAACGAAGTGACCTCAAGACCAACCGCTTCCAGCAGATAAGAGAAGCCTTTCTGGAAAAGGTTTTTAATATATTTTGCAGCCCTTGCAATAAATCCTGCAATTTTTTTCCACACCTTGCTGGCAATATCTTTTGCCTTTGAAGCAGCGCCCTTGATGGCGTCCCAAATGGCACCTTCTTGTAACAATTGGGTTTCCATAAAATGAGAATAAATATCTTCGGTATGAAGTTCAATCTCTCTCATATCTTCGTCTGAAAAAGAGAAACCTACATCCAAAAGCCCCAGCGATTCTTTGATTCTATTGCCGTCTTTGTCTACTTCATACTTATCCATCTCTGCGCGGGTTCCGCTCCCTCGGGCAGTCGCCTTGCCTCGTTCGCGCACTTCCAGTTTGGCGCGGGCTGCGACTTTGCTAAACCATTCTTCGTCCCACTTCCCATTTGCATAAAAGACAGTAAAGTCAGCCTTGCTTGGGTCTTTCGCACTCCACTTGAACATTGAATACGCCTTGGGTTCGTCTTCATTGAACTTACCAAACCCAGTAATCCCCTCTTTACACACCGCAGCCTTGAAGCTGGGGTCAAACAAAACATCTTTCACTGATTCTCTCAAATTCATGAAACTTTCTGCTCCCGTATCCTCAAGTGCGATTGTTAATTGTTGCTTTTCTTCTGGCGTCAAATCATCAAGGTCATCAATGTTTATAGCCTTTGTTATTAATTTTCCGAACAACGTGTCTGATTCCCCCGTTGCCGTAGCCAACTGTTGTTTAGACTGATACCATGAAGCTGCACCTTTAGTAAGTTCACCGCTTTCAGCATCCTTGGCATGTGCTTTCTTTTCAGAACCAATTGCCCTTTGCAAACTGTTGACGAATTCATCAATCTCGCTAGACAAATCTGCCTTTTGTTGAGTAGCCAATTGATTCATCACAACGTCCATGACTGCCGCCATTTCTGGACCTTGAGCAGACATAAACTGTGCAGCCTCCTTCTTCTTTACGCTGCAACCAACACCGCCCACAATCATATCAGCTTTCGCTTCGGTACTCTTTGCCCCATGAGCAACATAGGGTTCGGTAAGAGTGGCTGCAATCTCACCACCAGATGCACGCTTAGAATCACTGGGGTCTAAGCCATACTCTTTAATCTTTGGCATAGCCGATTTAGCTGCGCTGATACCAGCCTTTAGTGCAACTTCCGAACAAACGATGCCCTTGTCTTGGGCGCGTGCCTGTTCCAGATATGATTTTGCAGCATCTTCGCCACTAGAAAGATAAAGAAGACCGTATACGAGATTGCCTTCAAACGCTGTTGAGTCCATTACCTCGCAAGCATCGGAGCCTTCAGCAGAAGCGCCGCCGCCGCCTTGCACAAGGTCAAAAATCTGATTTCCTATTCTCATTCTTTTATACTCATCGCCCATGCCACCAGCAGAAATTTGCTCGGCATCTTTTCCCGCCTTTGCAACAAGGTCTGCAATTTTTGTTCGCTGTGCTTTTGTTCCCAAGTTTGTAAGGCGAACTCTTGGACTTTTACCTCCAACCATTTTTTCTATCGCAACATTTTCATACCCATTCTTCCGCAAGAAATCAAGAAACCATTTAACTGTTTCCGGCTCGGTCGCTGCTGAGTAGTCAGGGTCTTCATTCTTATCTTCCTGTTCTTCTTCCTCGCCCAGCATTTCCAGAATCAATTTATCAATAGCGTCTTGACCCCACTTGTCAGGGCGATTCTTTTTATAATAATTCTCAACGAGCAGGTTCCAGTCGGGCATTTTATAATTCCTCTTTTACTTCTTTAATTAGTATGTCAAGCTGCAAACCAGCACAATCAATTTTGTTCTTTGTAATATTATAGTGATTATGGAAGCCCTCAAATCTGCCACCCGTAACGTCCGAGTGTACTGTTGTGCAGAGACTGCCGTCGCGGTTCTTTGGATACTCCAAGGGAATACCAAGCCCGAGATGCAGCGCCTTCCACAGCTTCTTTAGGGCTTCAATCTGCACAGGATAGAAATCTAGATGCTCGTCCAAGCCTCGCCCGTGGACAATTGCCTCACCCTTCGGAACGACTGGTCTTGATTCGCCCAAATTCTTTTCGTACCACCCTTGGTACTTCGTGTAATAGGCGTTAGAAATTTCCACACCGATGCCCTGCTTGTTGCCATACCAATGACCAGCGTGCCACGCACCATGTTGAGTGTCGAGCATCTGGTAAATGGTGCCATCGTTGTCAATACAAAAGTGAACCGAAATGCCGCGCTTATTTAAAACTTTGGCACAAGTCTCTGCACTCAGGCAAACGTCCCAATGATTAGTAAAGTTGTTTGGCTTGCGGTCTTCCTTGCCAGCATTATTATAATAGTTTCCAGCATCTGCCTTCAAACCATCTGGTTCATCCCACAAAACAACCTTATCCCATTCAATAGGAATAAACTTGCTGTTGTGAACAATAAACTTATTCCCACAGGACTGGCTTGTGCTTTTATATCCAAAAGGGCTGGGCACATAGTCGTGGATGTCTGCTTGCCGCTCAGTCCAGACTCTCCTATATGTGCTAGGACCACACATGCCATCGGCAGTAATCTTGTTTCGTCGCTGCCACTTTTTAATGGCTTCAACCAAGTCTTCGTCGTGATGCTCGCACCCGAACCATGATGGCTCCCAGTCAAGCTTGGTCGCGGATGCTTGGTTATAAAAAACCTTGTCAACAGCCATTTTAAAATACCTCGTCTGCGATTCCGTATTCTACTGCTTGCTGTGCTGTTAAATAGATATTAACTTTTCTACCCAGCATCTTCTTGACCATTGCCTTTGTCATGTCGGACTCGGAAACCAGCGTTTCAATATATCTTTCCTGCATCCATCGAATCTCATCCATCTCGTTTTCAAGATTGTGCATAGCACCGTGGGTTCCACCAACGACTGAGTGAATCATCACACGACAATTCTTTCCAATCCTTCGTTTGCCCTTCGTGCCTGCCGCAAGAATAAGGACGCCAGCCGACATCACCTTGCCAACGCCGGTTGTTGCAATGTCCATATCATCTCTGATGTGTCTCATCATGTCGTAGATACCGAACATGTCGCTTGCGCTACCACCGTGTGTTGAGCAGATAATTTCTATTGGCTCATAGGATGTTACGATATCAGACGAGGGGTCTTCGGGTACACTAAATTCTTCCCGCTTGCCAGTCTCCTTCAGCGAAAGCATACCATAGATTAACTCGCTCGCCTTTTCCTCATCTACGTCGCCAATCATTCCAAGGACACGAATCTTTCCATCCGAACGCCCAGCCCCTCCACCTAACATATCAAAGAGCGGTGGCAACATAATGATTGACTTCTTTGATTCTTCTTTTTCTTCTTCAGCCTCGACTCCTTCGGATTCCGACTCTGCTTCCGCAGATTCTGCAACCTTCTCAACTTCTTCAACTTCTTCAGTTTTCTTTTTTCTTGGCATTTTAATTAATTCCTCTGGGTTGTTTTGTCAAGCCCTCAAATTCCCAGTTTAAATCAGCCTCATCGTTCAAATACTCATCTATATATGAAAGGTATAGCTTCATCTCACCGATACTCATCTCTCCGCTTGCAAGCTTGGCATAAATTTTATTCATTATGCCACTGACTTTAAATAGCTTCTCACAATATAAAATGTTGTCTTCTTCTTTAAGGCAGCGGGGGTCTTTGGTAAGAGCAGAAACAAATTCTCTTATCGCTTCTAACCGAAAATCCGACATATATTTTATGATGAACTGTTTTTCATCATCTCCCAGATAGCCCTTTCGATTTTAGCCGCAAGCTTCTGTTCGTTAACTGGTGCATCTGGAGCCAAGTCGCGAATCGACGGGTCTTTGCCGTCCTTGCCATCGACACCAAATTTCTCACCCGGCTGCTTGCGACCACGCTGAGAGCCTGCAAGCGGAACCTCGACGCCGCCCATGTCTGCAATGAGTTTCGTCGCCTGCACAACGGCTGGGTCATCGGTGGCAACGCCAGCTTTAGCAGCGGAGCCAAAATCAAGCATGTTCTGCCCAAGCTTGCCGCCGGAAACTTTAACCAACGCCTTCATCCCAGATAAAATAGTCTGACCTGTGGGGTTTTTTGGCTCTGCGGTTGCCCAGTTTTCAAGGTCGTTTCGTGCCGATGCCAATAAGCTGGCTGCATATTCGGCTGTGAACGGCTTACCGTCCACCGTCTTCATTGCGTTGACATGCTCATCGGTAATACCGGGAAGCAAGCTGTTGTCACGAAGGTCATATAAGTTTGCATAAATATCCCCACCAAGCATAGTAGCATATGGCTGGTCTGCTAGCGCCTTAAAGTATCCACGCTCTTGGACAACCTGCTTCTGATAGTCTGCGGAGATTGTCTTCGTTGGCTCGCCAACGGTTCGCTTTCGGTTGTCATCGCGGCTAACGGAAACATCGACAGGCACATTAACCTGAAAGACTGCAACATCATAGCCGATTTTCATAAGATTCTTCATGCGCTTCACAATCTTTCCCACATCCTCGCCAGTCGTATCAAACACAATAGGGTTTGCAATTGAAAGCATATTGTGAGTGTGACCTTGGGATGCGTTCTGTAAAACTTCACGGGCTGTCTGTTGAGCCTTTGCGATTGGGCTAGACTGCTTTTCTGCGCCTCGGTCGAACGTGCCTTGACGGAAGTCCATGCTCATTCCGAAGGTCGGGAATACATCTTCAATACGCTCATCTGGATTGGAGACAACAAAGTCCTTTGGAATGCCGATTTGCTTGGACAAGAAAGACTTGCCTGCCCCTGCTGGTCCAAAGATAAAAATAGCCTTGAAGGGGTGCTTATTTTTTAAGATACTCTTTTCTGCAAGCATCTCAGGAGATTCTATAAGGGAAGTGTCTTTTCCTAATTCTTCCAGAACCATTCTCTTGAGTGCATCATATTTTAACTTCATTTGTAGACTCTCCTTTTTTATCTTTTCTTTTCTAAAGTTTGCATAGCCGTGCGCCAGTCATACCACTTCACCCCTTGTTTATAGGGGTGTGCCTCGTAAATAGCTTGTACAGAAGACTTTTGCCACTGCTTGTGACTAAACTCTAGACTGTTGATGACACGAATTATTTCATTATCGCGCTCAGTCGCCTCACCCGCTGTTTTCAGCATGTGTAATGACTGGTAATAATGTTCATGTGCGCGACCTAACATCGTAAGGCTTTTCCTTTCAGCTATTGCGGCAAGCATGATTAGCTTTCCACTAATATATAGTCTGCTAATTGCACCATTAGCCACCCAGCCAGCAAAAAATGCTGTGACTCCAATAATAAATGTATCTGTCATGTTGTTCCCTCTCTTACCGTTGTTGGTAGATAAAAAGAAAGCAGACACATGTGCCTGCTTTCTTGAAATCGCACGTTGTTAAATATTCATATCATTCGGGGGGAATATTTCACTTCTTGCGGGACATACGAACGAGCCGTCGTGCCACCCTTCGTGCTACTTCATTAACCACTCTGCGCTCCATAGCCATGGGGTCTTCTTCTTCCCCTGCTGCGGCAGCAATTTCTTCCTCGCCACCAGCCATTGGGTCTTCGACAGGAACCTCTGCTCCTTCTTCGGGAACGCGCTCAAGAGGAACACCAGTTTCTTGTTCGATACCAGCAAGCACAGCATCAACGATAGCTTCCACCTTGTCTTGGGGAATCTCACCGCCAGCGGCGGGGTCTTCGACAGGGGCATCGACAGGAGCCTCAGCGTCGGCTGCAAGAGGGTCTTCTTCTTCGCCTCCAGCCAAAGGGTCTTCGACGGGTGCTTCTTCCTCGTCTTCCTCATTAAAACGTGAAAACTTATCTGAAATAAAGCTTTCGCCAATTGCGGGAATTCCAGACAACTGGAACATTCTTCTTACCTGTGCCTCTTCAAGCAACTTCTTTTTACTCATGTTTGTAATCTCCTAAACAGTTTAAATTTCAGCCGCTTCAAAGGCTGTATCGTGTATCACTTATTAAATAGTGCGCTGTATGCAAAACGGACGAACACTAAAGCGAATTTATATCTCTATGGTGCGTAATCCTTAAATTTTCTACGCATCATGGGCATTAGCTTGTCCTCAATTTGACTTACACGCACATGTGAAATGCCTTCTCGCTTCGCCACGTCCCGCAAAGTCATCGGTCCGTTTTTCTCCACTGCAACGAACGTACAGTTTAAGTCATCCTCATAGTTAATCCAATATCGGCAATCGGAATTCTCTTTTGGACATGGCTCGTTCCACCGCTCACACGCTTTACTACATTCTCTCATAGGTCTGGATGCTCCTTCTCAATTAAATCAAAAATATCACTAATCTCGTCTGTCTTTAGTGAAAAAGAATTTTTTATTTTCCCTGCGGCTTCTTCTTCCTTGCTTACCGCATTTCGCTGCCGCTTACTCTGAACGTCACTGCTCTCCTTGTGAGAGCGTAGAAAGTCAGAAAAGTATTCATCATCGTCAATCAACCCCGATACCACCGCCCTGAAAAATGCTGCTTGTGTCATGCCATGATACTGCAACTTTATCTTTAGAGCAACGTGTCGGTCATCAGTGTCATAAAACACTATCTTCTTTTTATTGCCGCCGTAATCCATTAGCCCACACTTATCACATGGGCATCGCTTTCTGTTCTGCCCGCATCGGTCTGGCGAATGAAGACTGCTCGCCTGTGAAGTTCGTCAACTGTGCGGGCACCGGAGTATGACAATCCACTTCGGACTCCACCTTCCAGCTTGGTTAGGATTTCTCCAACCCTTCCCTTGTATGGTATAGTTGTTGCGACACCCTCCAAGCTTGACGTGTGCCCTCGCCATTCGTTCTGGGCATCGGCACTTGCCATACCTCGATAAACTTTCCGACTATTACCCTGCTTGTTACCAAAATTCTGAATCAACTCGCCCGGTGCTTCTGTCGTTCCTGCAAGAAGCGAGCCAAGCATCACAAAGTCTGCGCCTGCCGCAAGAGCCTTGACAATATCTCCAGAATTCTTGACGCCGCCATCCGCGATAATCTTAACATCGCCAGCCCACTCGCTTGCCGCACATTCAAAAATTGTATGCAAGCCCGGTACGCCATGACCAGTCTGAATTCTCGTTGTACAGATGGAACCGCTGCCTATATTACACCTCACGGAATCTGCACCCCACTCAGCCAAAGCGTTGAACCCAGCCAAGGTTGCCACATTGCCAGCCATGATATGGGCATCGTCTCCGAGACTGTCGCGCAAACTTTTGATTGCACCCTCGACAAGAGCATGGTGACCATGAGCCACATCCACGCAAATAACTTGGACGCCTTCGTCGCAGAGCGCAATCGCCCTGTCCAGATAGTCTCCAGTGACACCCACAGCGGCGCCGACGTTCTTTGCCCCAGCTTGGAAAGCCTTGTAGACGTGCGATACCTGCTCGTCAACCGAGTTGTATCGGTGGATGATTCCGATGGCACCCGCCTTGTCCATCGAATGACACATGCTCCACTCTGTCACGGTGTCCATTGGGCTGGAAATTATAGGCAGGCGCAGGCGCGTGCTTGATAACGTACCGCCAACATCAATTTGACGCCTCGATTCGATATCACTGTACTGAGGGACTAACAGCACATCGTCGTATGCAAGTACCTCTTTAATCCTGTTGTTCATTTTGCCCTTTTTCCTTATAAAAATCTTTAACAACTGTTGTCGCTGTTTGCCAACAATCTGGGCAATATAAATTTACTTTCTTTTGTGCCTCTTTCACAACCACCGTCCATGTCTTGACCATCTCCCCATTAGTTTTGTCAAAGGGAGAGAGGCACGACAAGCACGCCTCTGGTAACCGAGAAAACATATTCATCTTCTGCGCCACCTCTTTCTTTAGTTGCTTCTCTTTCTTTTGGGCTTTCTTTCGTTCAACGCCTCGCTTCATGCTTCCCATCAGTCCTCCACCAGTGGATTCTGGTTGGTCGAACCCAATGCGCCGTCGCCACGGTCACTCATTGTAATAGGATACCAATCGTATAAATTGTCCTGCCTTGTCTCAACTGCTCGGAAGTGTACGACGGGAGTCATAACCAACTGGGCAATCTTCTCATAAGGTTCAACATGCTCTGTTTCGATTCCAACATTGTGAAGATTAACGAAGACCTCACCGTCGTAACCGCTGTCAACTACACAGGCTCCAACCAGTAAGTGGCGCTTGGCAGCAACACTTGAGCGGTTCTTGACCTCCAGCATGTACCCATGAGGCACACCAAATTTCAATCCCGTTTCCAACAAAACACTTCCTCCCGCTCGTACCACCTTAGCAATCGTGGCGGCATCGGATGGGCACCAGTAAACATCCAGACCAGCATCTGAAGGGTTTGCTCGCTCTGGTGGTCGAACATCGGGACGAAGCCTTACATACTCTATCATCATGCTTCACCGCCTTCATCGCCGTTGTCACCGTCATCTTCGGTGCCGTCAGCGGCGGGCTGCTGCATTGCGCGGATGACCTTCGCAGCGTTCTCCAGCGAGTCAGCAAATTGTGCCGCTGCTTTATTAATTTCCTCCTGCGATGGCGGCTTGAACAACTCACCAAATGCCTCAAGGATATTCACGAAATCATCAGGGGCAGCTTTTGTCTCCTGATTCTTCTTATCTTCTTGTGCAGCAGCCTTCTGCTTATTTAACTCATCCATCGCCTTTTTAAAAGCGTCGAAGTTAAACACGTTGCTGCCGTCTTTACCATTATCTTCAGCCATTTAAGCCTCTCCTGTTTCTATGTTGTCTATGACAGTGTTTTTAAAATGCTCCACCAGCTTATCTTTAAACGACCTGCCGACAGACTCCTGCATCGCCTCGTATTCGGCAATAAGAAAGTCCAACATTGCCACTGTCTCTTGAAGCATATCGACAAGTTCAATCAACTCATCTTTTGTTTTACCCTGAAGCATTTCCTTCGGGTATCTTTTTTCATCTTTACTCATTATTTTCTCCTTTATGCCAACAGACGGAAATTGTGTCGAATACTTCTGGTACTAAAGCCCCACTGCTCACTATAGTCTAACTTAGCCATGTACGGTCTGTTAATAAAAAGATTGTCTACACCCTTTTTAATCCCCCAGCACTTGATAGAAGCAACAGAACTAGTTGAATCAATTACCTTTACAATCCAGTAATCCTTCCCGTTCTTTGTCTTCTTCTCAATAATCTCCCGAGGGATGAACCAAGCAATCTTTAGCTCAGGGTCAAACTCACCAAGCGGGGGGCACCCACAAGAGTCGAGCGTTTCAAGAACATCACCAGTAATTACCAACTCAAACGGAAAGATGCCAGTCAAATCGACCTGATGTTCAATCATTTCTTCATCAGTAAAGTCAGCCTCGGGTGCATACAACTCAATATTTTCACCAAACTTCTTCTTGGTCTTTGCCCTGTCAACCGCTACGACCGACCAAAAGTGTTTCCGACCAGTGAACCGTTCATCCATCAGGCTATTTAATGCTTGACTCCGAACTAACACATCCAGCGCCTTCTTGTTCAGCTTAGAATAAACCATATCGTCGTTGAAAAGAAAGTGTTCAATATCAGTAAACGGTCGATTGTTTAGTATTTGGTCAATCGCTGCATCGCCCAAGCCCTTCACAGAAGAAAATGGTTGCACCAGCGTAGTGTCATCGGCAATCTGCCAGTCCCTATCAGACATATTAATGTCAATCGGCACAACCTCAAAGCCCATCTTCTTCGCAGCATTGATAGCACGCTCCTTGCGGGACTCTGGCTCCTTGTCCAAGAACGCAGCAATCCATTCTACTGGATAGTAGTGGAACAACCAAGCGCACTGATAAGACAGAATGCTGTATGAAACGGCGTGCGACTTATTGAAGCCATAGCCCGAGAAGAACTCAAATGTCTCCCAAAGCTTTTCCGAATCTCGCACAGAGATGCCCTTCTCAGAACAGCCACCAACAAACTTATCGCGCAACTTAATTTTAATGTTGCCCTTGCCCGTGCCCTTCTTGGTCAGAACCTTGCGAAGCATGTTGCCCTCATCGAGCGTCAAGCCGCCCAGCTTGTGAGCCAGCAATGCAATCTGCTCTTGGAAGATAAGGAAGCCAAAAGTTTCTTCGGTCACCTCACGGACGGTATCATTGAGATACTTAATGCCAGCGGGATTCTCCTTGGCTTCGACATAATTCTTATCGACCTTTGCCGACAACGGACCCGGACGAAAGATAGAAGTGATGGCAGAAATATCAATGATACTTCTCGGCTTCGCATTGACACAAAATGTTTGTGCCCCGGCTTCAGTAAACTGAAAGATTCCTGCCCAACGACCCTTGTGAAAAATATTTTCATAAACATCTTGGTCATCAAAATTTATAACATCTGGGTGAAGCTGCTTGTCATAGAAATCACGAACTTCGTTAAAGGTCGGATTATCATTTCCATGATGCCTGCGAAGAATATTCTTAATACAGTTGTGCATCATGCGGAGTGAAGCCAGTCCAAGGATATCGAACTTAATAAACCCCATTGGCTCAAGATGTCGAACATTCTGACCCTCTGACCACGGAGCCTGTCGCACACCCCCGCTAGTAATAAGCGGCATGTACTTATCCAAGTTTTCGGCAATCACAACGCCACCCGCGTGGCGAGAGCAAGAACGAACCTGCCCGTACAACGCCTCGACGTGTGTTTTGACGTGTGGATACTTCCGCAAGAACGACTGGAGCGTTTCTGAGAACTCCATTACTTCTTCAAAGGTGGGAGCATAGACGCCCGCTGTGATGCCGTGTTTGCGCTTTGCTTTGGGAGTAGCCTCATGCAGCATCCGTCCCGTCACGGCGTTCACCTCGACAAACGGAATCTGATAGAATTTTGAGATGTCCTTAATCAGAGAGCGAAGCTGTAGAGTGTTCCAATTAGAGATAGGAACAACCGTATTCCTGCCCCATTCTTCTGCCAGACGCTCCTTCAACTCCATAGGCTCCGCAACATCATAATCAATGTCGGGGTAGTCCTTCGCATCGGAACGCATGAAGCGGCTGAACAGCAGACCGTACTTAATGGGGTCAACTTGCGTGATGTTCAAGACATAAGATGCAAGCGAGCCAGCAGCGGAGCCGCGACCCGGACCAACAAGCTGAGTTTCAACAGCCTTGTCAGCGACCGCCTTCATAGTCAAGAAATATTTGCTGAACCCACGGCTGTCGATGATTTCAAGTTCTTTCTTCAGGCGTGCCACATACTCGGGCTTCTCCATCAACCCCATGCTCCGCATCCCGTCCAAGCACAGTGCCACCAAAGCCTGTGTTGCAGTCTTGCCCTCGGGCACAACAAAGTCTGGGAGGCGCACAGTAGAGTCTGGTAGAAAATTCTCGATGAGATTCATCGCAATGTTGTGAGTCTCTGTGATAGAAGCCCTTACAACGTCATCATTATAGTCAACGTCACATTCCTTAGAATAGTTTAAATATGATTCCCACATCTGGTCGCCATTCTTGGGATACAACTCATAGCCAACCTCATCCAAGCCCGCAGGCAACTCGGAGGGAACCTCGTCCTTGCGACCCAGCCAGCCAAGCCTCTTATAAAGAATACGGTCTTTCCATGCATCTGGATTTGGATAGTGACTATCAGCCGTAGAAATCAGCTTCATGCCAAATTCTTCGGACATTTTAATAATGTACTGGTTCAATAGATGCTGCTCTGGAATATTATTCCACTGAAGTTCGCCATACCAGCGGTCACCAAAAATCTCTTGCATCTGGCTTGTTGTTTCCCGCATATCAGCAAGAATCCCCACTTCATCGAAGCGTGTCCGATTGCCCTCATCGTCATATACTGCGTTTCGCCACATGCAGCCAGCATAAACCCCACCAAGGCACGCAGAGGCGGCGATAACGCCCTCAGAGTGCTTGGCAAGCAATTCATAATCAACACGGGGGAAGCGATAGTAGTTATCGCCTGAGAACGAGTCTGACACCATCTTGAAAATGTTATTCAAGCCTGTCTGGTTCTGAGCCAGCAGAATAAGATGATTGCGACGATTCACCAGCCCCTTGAAGTGCCTCTGTTCGTCTTCGACCACTGCGCCGCCTGTGCTGCCGTCCTTGAGTGCAGAAGCATTCTTCTTGACTTTCTTGGCTTCATCATAATCGTCCTTCCAGCCCGCGATGGACGGATGGAAATACGCCTCAACACCGTAAATCGGCTTAAATTCTTTTCCTTCGGCTCGCATCTTCTTCGTGTGCAAGACTTGATGAGCCAAGCCATTGCAGTTGCCGTGGTCGGTTAGCGCAAGGGCTTCCATGCCATTATTATAAGCGTAGTCCATATGCTCTTGGGGGTAACCAAGCGCATCGAACGGAGAACCCGCCACAGAGTGAGCGTGAAGCCCAACGAATGGAATAGTAGAATTATTTCGCATCAGGACACATCCTCTTAATAGCAACCAGTAAAATCTCGGACGCCTCAACCATTAACTCTCGCGCCATTGTGACATCCTCTATATTATCAGATTGGTCGGGTTTGTCAAGTGATTCAACGAAATTTTCCAAAAATAATTTTATGTTGGTGTCAAGCAAAAAATACCTTACTGGTAGCCCCGCCATTTCCTTATCTGTATAAGACATATCGTCAAAGGTTCTCTCAATCTGATTCTGCACCCAATCCTCCCATTTTATTCCACTTTTTTGGTTTAAAGAAATCGGGCTTTGTTAGTGACTCGCCACCCGACCAATATTCAGTCAATCCATCCCATGAGTCCACTCTGTGATACCACGGAACCTCAAACTTTGAATCTATATCTATTATAACATCTGAGAACACTTTGTCAAGGGAAAAGTTTCTTGCAGACCATCTTTTTTCAATTGGCAAGCGATTTCCGTCTGAATCGTGCAAAGACGTTCCTTCTTCACGCACCCTTCTCCTACATCTCTTGAAATCTTCACCATCGAAGGTAAATCCCAAATACTCACCTGTTATAACAGAACCGCCTTTGTATGTCAAGCAAAAAGTTCCGTTTCTGGAAATTTTGCGGCGAAAATTTTTGAGCAATTCGGGATTATAGATTCCGTATGGAAATGCACAATAAAATTTATCTGGGATGAGCCACTTACTGATGCGCTTAGAAATATAATAGGCACTGAGCGCACCGTACAAGGCTGACCACCCTAAGCAATCCCTTCTGTCTCTGTCCTTCGGATGCACGGGAACATAGTAAATCGGAATGCGCCTGCGCTTCTCAGATTGAAAGATTCCCTTTTGCAGCAGCGAGTTGGGGTCAAAAATCCACTCCCCCATGCGCTCTTTAATTAGTGGCTGCATGTCCCTATGGCACACGACCCAGATAGTTTCTGACCCAGCCCACGCACATTCCAGCACTGCTCGCTCCACTGCCAGATAATTTTTTCCTATCGGCATCAAGGAATCGTGCCACGGCATATCGAAGTCCAG